TTCATCTATGTTGGTCTCTCTTGCTATGTAAGTTGTTCCGCCTGCTTTGTTTATGCGATCGAGTTCGCGGTCTTGTAGAGCCGTGGTTGTGCCCTTGCCAGCTTTGCACTCAATCGCTATGAAATGTCCGTCCATGCAGGCTATGATGTCCGGAATACCCGCCCGACCAAAGCCATTGGCTGGTGGCATGAAGTGGTATACACCAAGCGTGTCTAGCATCTCACGCACGCGCTTCTTGACTTTGGATTCGGGGGTTGCAGCCATTAGTGTCTTTCTTCTTGCATCTCGTACAAAGTTCTAATGTAGGCGACCAGTTTTTCAACAGGATAGCCGGTTTGGTACGCAAGCGTACACATGTAGCTCATAAGCGCAGAGATGCCGATGTCCACCTTCTGCTTACCCATAGCTGTCCTGAGTATTTCTACTGCGGCTTCCACTTGCTTCTTCTTGTCATTGAGTTCGCGTGTCTCTTGAATGTCTTTGGTCATGTTACTTCTCCTGTGTTTCTATGAGTTTGGTAAGGTAGTGCTGTGCCTTCTTCAAGTCATCAACACCGCCCTTGTCTCTCCAACGAGACACATACTTTATTACATTTCCTTCCAAATAGCCGATGTTGTTTGCAACAATATAGTCCCACGGCTGTATGGCTTTGGTCTTGTAGTGAGTGCCCGCTACTTGCGTATGGTTAGCGCTAGTCATTGATCTCTCTCCTTTTGTTTAAAAAAATAGCGTCATCAGGGTTGCTTATCCGTTCAAGCGATCTTCTCCCCGTGTTTGCTGGTTTTGGGCAGTTCTCAGGCACGTCAACGACGACCCATACTGCCGACAATGTGTTGCGGAAAACAGACTTTTCCCATCGATCGATATACACACCAAAGACACTCTCCAATGCTTTGTTGACAACGCGCTTGTCTATGCCCGTTATATCGGCTATCTCGCGTGACTTCAAACCATCGGGGTGTCGCTTGAGTAGTTCACGAATGATGTTGTGATTACTCTTCACGTTTCAGGCTCCTTTCTTTAGCATCTAAGCAATCTTTACAAACAAACTTGTGCAAACTACCGCCAAAGCCGTCTAGTGTTTGGGCAGAACCGCCTAATTGAGGCTTGTCTTTCTGGCACTTCCAGCACAACTTCGTTCGGGTTAGACGATACTTGTTTAGGTCTCTTGTAGCCGTATAAGCAAGCATGTTTTCCCCAACATAGCTTCTTTGTCCTTGTCCTCTCACGGTTTCTCCTTCAGCACGGCTTCAAGCCTGTCAAGGGCAGCATCCCATACATCATAGTCGTGGGACTCATTAAAGGCGCTGAAAGCGGCTCTAGCCGTCTTCTCAACACGCTCGAGATACTCCATGCGTTTCTGTTCTTCATCAGTCATGTCAGCCTCCAAACATTTCTTTAAGGTGGCGGTACAAATCATGCGCTTCGTACACAGTCATGTCCTTCAGGATGCTCTCTGGTGACTTGGGGCGCATGATAGCTACGACACGCTTAGGTGCAGACTGATGGCTACCCATAGCGTAAGCGGCAGAGTCGAGTGCATCTTGGCTAGGCACAGGCATACTCTCTAGCTTCTCGCGTAGCAACGCACCGATGCCTGTTACGGCTTTCCTCTCGTACTTGCGCTTGGCTGGCGCTATGGGGGCGTCTATCTTCTTAAGCGCCTTGAGTGATTTGATTGGGCGGTACTCGGGTATGTCGGCGTAGTATGCGTTATTGGTTTCGTGAATCATATTATTACGACGCATCTGCGCTATCAGACTGGATGTTGACCCGCCCGCAAAGCCTTGATGTGCAAGAGCCTCGATTATCTCCTTGCGTGTGGAGCCGGGATTGTCCTTGATGTAGTTGAAAGTTACACGAGAGATGTTGTTGGTTACGCCAAAGGTTTTTTTCATGGGAATTTCCTGAGAAGGTGTTGGTACAGAGTTGTTGATAGTAGTCTGGGGAGAAATCTCCCCATCGTCATCCCACTCCTGTAAGGTGCGGGTCAGTGCGTTTTTAAAGGCAGTTTGAATGTCAGGCATTTGAGGTTCCTCCAGTTAGTAGCATGACGATGAAAATAAAAGCAATAAGCCCGATGGACTGTATTGTGGTGAGTAGTAGATCATCCATCCCCTGCTTGTCGCCAAGCAGTACACCCTGTATCCATTCGGACTCAGGCGTAGATGTAGGGGGTGGTTGTGTATAGAGCAAGCCAATCTTGACCTTGCCCGTATCGTAAGGTGTGTTTCTTTCCATTATTTTCTCCTTGAGTGAGTATTATATTGTCCAAGAGTAGACAGTTGTCAATAGGGTCTCCAGTATAAAAGATCGAGCATTAGTACAATTACCGATAACAAAAGTACTACTCTCTCGAACTTCTCCCATCTAGTCATCATTCTCCGTGCTCCTTGTCTACGTAGGCGGGATTGCCTGTTTGGTATCGATACTCTTTGGCATCTTTCTCAGCGTCATGCTCGTTGTCAAACACACCAAGTACTGTGTGGTTGTGATTTCTTACGACGTACTTCACCTCGTCGATCAACTCAACGTCATACGTCTCACCTTCTCCGACACGGGCTTTGGTGATATCAAACTCATCAAACGCCTTGCTTGCAGCATCGGCACTGCTGTCGGCTTCGACCTCTACTGTTTGCCAGTAGGACATAACTACTTGTACTCTGTACTTCATTTGCTTTCTCCTTTGGTTACGTTTAAAAACATATCGAGCATCAGGGCGTGTAGCAAACCATTGGCTCAGCCCCCTGTGGTCATCCTGCATCAGCGCAGGTGGATCCCATCCAGTCTTTCTCATACTTCCTCCTTAAAAATGCGGGGGCGAACCCCCGCTACACATCAGGTCAACAGTGCTGGCAATGTTGGCTTGACATACACAGGCTTGCGTACATCCCACTGCAGGTAGTAGCACATGACCTCGGCGATACTCATCACAGCGTGATGTGACTTGGTAGCTGCGCTGATAACACCAGACGCATCACTCTCCATCAACATATCGTAGATAAGCTGATCGGGTACGCACAGATCCGCACGATGTGTATAGGTAAGAGGCGACGCCTCGAAAGCGTGCAGTAGTGTAGTGATCGTATACGCAGGCATCTCGCTGAGCCAGACCTCCACAGTCTCTACGTCACACTCAGCCAGAGCAGCAGCAAGATCGTCAACTTCAGGGCGCATGAAGCCATCCTCAGCATCGGGGAAGTCATACGCCTTCTCGTCGTAGTTGGCGCTGTGTGCGCTGACACTGCGTGGATAGATGCCGAAGCTTGCGTTGTAGTCGTACATCTCGTCGTACTCGTCGTCGTAGTAGTTGCCGTAGGCACTGGTGTACTTGTACGATTTGAGCGTCGCACTTTTGTAGCTGGGTATGAGACGGGATGGAGTCCAAGCATAGGTATTGCTGAACCACAGATCGTCATGCTCGATACCCTGCTCGAAGTTGACGTGTTGCATACGACCCTCGCCATTCATGAACACGAAGCGATTGTTGCCGATGAACTCCTCCAGCATAGACACGAAGCCCGTATCGTAGACAAGCTCAGGCGATGCAGACACAGCGCTGTGCAAGTAGTCCTTGATGAAGTGCCACGTATCTGACTTTTCCTTGTCAGCAGCATTGCCTGTGTGCAGTACGCCGTTGTGCATCATGGCAATATAGCCAGGCACTACGTCATAAGGATGGCAGTTAATCATGTCAGTGTTGCCGTGTGTAGTCCAGCGGAAGTGAATGGCAATCTCACGATCGTCTTGCGGTAGGCGCTGAATGAATGCAGTAGCATCGCCAATGTTCTTGGGCAAAGTCTTGGTGACCTTGAGTCCCTTGGCGGAGCCATACATGAAGCCAATGCCGTCAGGATTGGATGTGAAGATGTCGCTCAGTAGCCCGTGTGTATCGAGCAATGTGGAACGAACTTTGGAAGACTGACCAGTAATAATGAGACACATAATAAACTCCTTGATGTAAAAGAATGGGGAGAAAACTCCCCGTTTGGTTGTTGTTGATTAAGCTGAGATAAGGACAGGGGCATTGCCCATGACCATTGTGTTGAAGACATCCTCTTGCAGACGCCATATGTCGCCGTCACGCACATAGATAACATCGTCATCATTGATAACAGAATCGTCACCGCTGTACGGAAACACCGCCATCTCTACGCCAAGACACCTGAACCTGTTGAAGTACAAGCCGTGCCTGTTAGCGTAGCCACGCATACCATCGCCATCGTCATAAGGTATCTCTAGGTGATAGGGATGGTCATGCCCTTGGGCATAGCGAGTCGCATCCGTGGTGACAGGGGGAACAGCGTCAGTGCAAGTGTCCTGCGCTGGTGCAATGACTGTCGGTGTGGATGTGTGTACGTTGCGTACGCCATACCACTTGACGAGTGCAGGATACTGACCCGCCACAGTCTTGAGCCACTTGACGAACGATGTGCCGTTGAGATCACGCCACGATGCGACACGGCAGAACATGACAGACGCATGAGTGAACTCGATCTGTGCAAGCAGACGTTCCTTCTTGAGCGAAGCACGGAAGATGCGAAGCTCGACAGTGTTGTACCTGCCGTTGTAGCTGTTGTCCATGCTAAGACCAAGACGCTTAGCCTCACGAGAGCCGAGGTTGCACATATTGACCATGCGATAGCGCTCACCAGACTTACCCTTGACCGCAGTCTTGGGGTTGGCAAGTACGGACTGATGCTCTGCTGCACAGTAGCTACGGGCTTGCTCATCGACAGATGGATGACGACCTGCAATCTTGCGAATGAAGTCGACGTTGCCACTGCTGTTGATGAACATGAGGAACTTGCCAACAGTCAACTGCGTGAAGGCACGAGAGTCAATGTGTACGTGCATACCGCACTTGCCCGTGTTCCATGCACGATAGGCAGGATCGATCTCCCACGCTTTGAACACCTCGATGTGCTTGGCTAGACCTTGCGGTGTAGTAACGACCTCAAAGCCATTTGAGGGTAGCGACCCATCACTCTTGATGATGCAGTAGTCGGAACCCAAACGGCTACGCACAGACTCAGCAGACGAGTAAGCGTCGTTGTCACCCGAAGTCATCTCAAGCTCGATGCCCATCGTGAACTCACCGAAGTGAGACGACGTAATGCCAGACGGAGAGTCGAGCACATGAAGCACGTTGGTAGAGTACGACATGATCGGCTGGTTGCGGTTCTCTCTGTCGTCGTCATCGTCGTCATCACCATCGCCGTCACGATCATACGAGTAGTACGCATCACGAGTCTCAGAGTAGTAGCAGTCGTCACGAGGCCAGTACTCGTTCTCATCCTCGCAGAACACAGCGTCATCGCTGAAGCATGAGTCGCACCATGTATCGTTACGCACATCGTGCGTATTGTCCTCGCTCTCGTAGTGACCGCAGTCGCAATGCACAATGCCAAGATCGAAGTCCTCGAGAGCAGCGTACGCACTTAAGATGTGCGATGTGAAGTCATGATAGCGATTGTCAAGATCGTAGAACGCCTCACGCAATGCATCGTTATCAGCAGACTCATCGCCTGCCTTGGCACGAGAAACTAGATGACCGAACTGCTTGAAGGAACTACGAGCGAGCTTGTAGGTCATAGCTTGGTAGTAGTACCCGCCCTTGAACCTAGCGTTAGGCTCGACTACTGGCGCAGTACCGCCGTGCTTGGCGTAATACGCATTGACGATAGCATCGACACGATTGGATAGCAGCTGGCGATCAACACGACCACGACTGCCATTACGCACGCTTGTAGGCGTTAGCGTGTAGCGCATCATCTGATGCACATCGTAGCGGTCATTGGTATACAGCACAGTATCGGCATACGATAGCGTCTCGACCCCATGACGTGGACTGAGGCGATAGTTGTCATGACTGAACCACAGCGCTAGATTAGCGTCAGTGATAAGCATGGCAGGATCGACTGCACTAGACGTACGAAGCACCTCAGACATAATACGCCTGCGAGTTGCGTGATACACGATGTACCTGTTGCTGAACGATACAAGCAGCAAGCCTGTGATGCGGTCTAAAGAATCGACCGCTACGAACTTAGTAAATGTAAACATACACTTCTCCTTGATTTATAAAAAGATGGGGAGAAATCTCCCCGACTAACTAACACAGCGCCTGTTGCTCAGGCTAGGGCTACCTCCTCCTCACTAATAACATCGAACGAATACACCTCGAACGTGCTGTGCTCACCCACGATGGGGTCACCAGAGGTGAACACATAGAACAAGTCGTCATGCTTGCGTAGCACCTCATCACGCATCGAGTCTGATAACTCTGCAGGGAGGATGATGCAGTCCGCTTTGAACGCATTACTGAACGGCTCTTTGAATGTGCCGAACACACGAATTTTTACTACTCTCATTCTGTTTCTCCTAATGTGTTAATGATTGCCTCTAGCTCTTCAAACATATCGTCGTATAAGTCCATACACACATACAACGAATGATCCCTGCGTGACTGCTCGTTCAAATTCTTGATGAGCACCTGCGTTTTCTTGAGTAAAAGAATTGCCTCCTGTCTTTCTTCCAATGTCATTACTTACTCCTGTTGTTGATTGCATCCAGCGCCTCGTCAGCACACGCACGCCATGAGGCTTCGCTTATGAAGCTTTGCTCTGACCATGCAGGTGCGACCTTGGTTTGCTCTGCGTACTTAGCGATAGCCTCGATGATGAACACCTGCATGAGTACGCCCTGTTGTGAGTGCGTCATGAGCTTGTTGATTAGCTCTACGTTCGTTATGTGTTTGACTTTAGTCATTTTGTTAGCCTCCTAGGTTCCATGATTTGGGTGGTATCTGTTTCAATACCGCCCTTGCTTGCCCAATGTCGTAAAGCAAATCATCGAGCATAGACCCTTCTTCTATATAGGCGTCGGCAGTCTGCACGAGGTTGTTCAGCGCCTCACTTAGTGCTTCAATTTTTTCTTGGTCAGTCATTTCATTTCTCCTTGGTTAAAAACTTGATTCGGCGTACACAACTCGCCCCTTTTTCATGTGTTCCAGAATCGGTGCTGTGAGGGATGCATCAAACAAGCGTAGGTCACTCTTGTACAAGCGCACAGTCGTATTGTTAAAGTCCTCTTTGGTTCCTCCTCGTTTGCTATACAGCACACAAAATATGTCGTGCAAGTCCCAGTCACTACGTGCGTATGCGACTTGCTTCCACCTTGGGTTTTTGTCATAGCGTGAGCCGACGTATGCATCGGCTGGCTTTGTAGTAACGGCACGAGGCACGCTTAGTATGTTGATATCTAATCCCATGCTTACTCTCCTTTGAATGGTTTCTTCTGCATTGCTTCGATGAGTTCATCGATGAAACTTATTTCACTGTGCGATGCGTTCAAGGCGTGGCATATCTCGTTGAAGTAGTTGGACTCGGGCGTGTCCTCCCAATCAAAATCGCCCCAACACACCCACGATGCGCCCCAGTCTCTGTCAAATTCATACTTGTAGGTAAACGTGTATTTCCCGACATGAATGTCGACTCTCGGTGCGCTTTGTATCCACTCCATTGCTGCGTTTTCATAAGTCATTTTGCTTCTCCTTAAATAATGAACTTGCCATCTTTCGCCAACTTCAGTACAGGCTTGGCTTGCGCTGACTGAAGCATCCCAATCACATCTGTGAAGTTAGCGCTCTCTGATTTAGAGACCGAGAACGCACACGCCCCAACGGGGCGATCCTTACTGTCGTAGTACACCTCCATGATTTCCCACCCACCATCGGTGCGTGTCTTATCTACCCTGCGTAGATTCCATTTGCCTGTTATGTCCACCTCTGGTTCATATACGGCGTATGACTTACCAAAAATGTCTGCTGTCTTACTCATTTACTTGCTCCTTCGTAGTGTTTCTGTTCAGGTTTGAACCTAGGCGCCAAGTCCAACCGCCTGATGCTCGCTTTGCGGTCAGAAGGGCTAGCGGTATGACTTCATGAGAGATCACATCACCATGGCTGTTGTACACATGGATGTGTAGCTCGGGTTTTATGTGCGACTCATCGATAAACGCCTCGATGTACCCGTTGTCATTGCCAATACTGATGACGGCACTCTTGACTTCGTTGTCTAAGGTATCTGCTGTTAATTTCATTTTGCTTCTCCTTCTGGTGTGTAATTCATGCCACCGAACCCCGATGCGTATTCGCTATCTTCGAGTCCGTACCTAAACCCAACGAACTTGTATTTGCCGTCAGGTTGTTTGCAACAGGCGTAGAAGAATCCTTCGGGCGTTTCGGCTCGATAGATGAAGGCATTCCTTGCCCAATGCGCTCGTGCCTCTTCACTTTGCAGATCCACCGAGGTCTCATACATACGATTGACAAGCCACTCGTCTTCCTTCAACGCATCGCTCAAATCAGGGTAATAGCGCCACTGTTTGAGCTTGCGGTAGCTGAGCCAGTCAGGTGTGGCGGTGCGTAAGGTATCCATCATCTGAAGGTCAGTCAGCACAATGCTGTCTGGGTATGCGCTAAGCTGCGCCTGCATAAGCGTGTCATGTTTCATTTTGTTTCTCCTTGATTAGGCAGTAGCGGGATGGTGAACGGCATTGCCCAAGCGCCGAACATTCGGGGAGATTTCTCCCCAAGAAAGAGTTGATAGTAGTCAGTCCCCCTGTATGTGTAGTTTTGTCCATGTGGCTGGCACTGCTTCGTTTTTGTCCAGAGCTTCAATAATCTTGAGTGCTCGCTTCATCTGCGTGATCCTGCCTTGCAGGTCGTCTCTTGGCGCAACCGAGTGCTTGCGCTCAAGCGTCTCCATCTCCTTTCTCGTCTTGGTCAATAATCTTGCTTTAGCCTTCTCGTGCTGGTCGGGCAGCATCGTGCGTTGGAAGGGTGTCTTGCGCTTGCCCCTTGGGACTACGGGTACTGCATCGAACAGCAAGGCTATCTTGTCCTTGACCCTAGAGGGTATCCAGTCTGTCCAGTGCTCGCCATCGTTGGGCAGTCCCTTGTCACGGGCTATCTGTATGGGTGTGTGGTCTAGCGCTTTTGATGGGGCGTCTAGCATGGCTATGAGCTTTTCCATGATGCGTATGTATTCGCTGAACGCTAGCGTTCGTTCTTGGGGAGATTTCTCCCCGCCGTATCTCAGCCCAACACGGGCATTATTTATCTCGTAGCGCAGGGGTTGCAGCACCTTGTCCCACTCTGCCTTGCGCTGGGTGCGTGTGATCTTGGATACACGCAGGGTTTCTTTCAGTTCAAGCACCTCGCCTTTGATGCGTTCGATCTCGGCTGGGTGTAGGTTGCGCTCGGTTAAGCGGTTGTGTATCTCGTTGGCTGAGAGTTTGAGGTATGTTTCATACATGAGATTATTGACTCCAAAAATGAGGGTCGGACAATTGTCCAACACTACAGGGCTGTGACTAAGATGCGTGTAGGTGCGGAACCCGCACCAATGCTAGTGTAGCAGGAAAAGTGTCCGATGTATCTATCTTGCTGGGGGATTGCTAACGCCAGCTTAAAAACAAAAGTCTTTGAGCAAAGGAAAATGCTCACCCCCTGATACATACATCTCTATATATATATAATAATATTAAATAGATAGATAGATAGGACAGTTTTTGCGGAACGCTAGCGTGGATGCGGCTTGCGGGGTTACACGCATTTTAGTTCGGGGGTTGTAGTGTTGGACATTTGGCTGGGTCTTGTTTTTTGCCTCAATAATCTTCATTATTGATGAACTTGGGGAGATTTCTCCCCAAAGGGTAGGTCGAGTTGGTGCATCCCGTTACGCCATTGGTCGTAGTCTGCCTGCGTTTCGAACACAAGACCACGCAGATGCAATGCGCCCTTGCGGAATACATGAACCTGATTGCGTGAGCCGTAGCTGATGGTTTGCATATGGTAGTCACGCCCACGAATGGTGATGATGCCGACTTCCTTGGTGATGGGTTGGATTAAGTTACGCATGATTAGTCCTCGGTTGAGTTGATGAGAAAGAACACACCAGCGATGGTGTAGCCTGCAAACACGAGTAGTGCTTGGCGTAAGTAGTAGCCGTCTGTGTCAAAGCCGTAGCCAAGGGCTACGCAAGAGCAGATGGTCAGGCAGCAGATGAGGAACTTGTTGTCGGTCATGGTGATCTCCTTAGTCGTATGATTTGAGGTGAGGGTATTCTTCACGCAAGTCTTTGAGTTGTTGACCCATTGCCTTTGCCCACGCCTTGCGTTTGCGCTGGAAGCACACTATTTGCACGTCACGAAGACGGATGTAGTAGTTGAATATGTCACGAGTTGGCATAGCTATCTCCTTGAGAGTTATGTGGGCAGGATCGCCCCGTAAGCACAGCACGCTATGCTTACAGAAAGTCCTGTCGGGGAGAAATCTCCCCAAGGTGTTAGCAGTTCTTGTACTTCTGCACCATGTCGTAACCAAGCCACAGTTCGACATGAAGGAATGTCTTTGTGAGGGCGTTGAATAGTGTGTGGGCATCCACTGGTGAACCCGCTTGGTATTCGTGGTGGTAGCCGTTGTTGCGAACGATGATTGTGTACATAATTCTCTCCTTGAGATTATTGATTGGACAAGAAACAAAACAGCGGGCAAGCATCACGCTTGCACCGCCATCAGAAAGCAGGGAGAAATCTCCCCAGATTATTTGAATGAAACAGAATCACGCAACTGAGCAAGCAGAGCATCGAACTGTGCCTTAGTCAAGCCTGCGTCAATAATCTCAGCCACGATATTGCTCACCAACTGCTTGGGAACTGCGACCACAGGCTTACTGCCTGATCGTGAAGCCGTACGACTGATGTGATCGGCAAACTTCTTTGACCCTGCGTTAACAACCTTCTCCTCGTCAGGCGTGCGTTGCACCCTTGTCTTCTCGCAGACGGCTTCGGCTTCCTTGCGTGTGCAGTCCATGCGACCGATCACATAGTTCAGCACGAAGTCATACTTCCACTCGCCTTGCTTCTCTGCACTCAGCTTCACGTATTGCTTGTGCCAAGGCAGGCTTGCCTCTAGCGTCATGCGATCTGTGCGACCGATGCCCTCTGCGAATTGCTGATACGTCACTACTACTGTCGTTGCTTTAGTCATGGTGTTCTCCTTGAATTGACTAAGTTATGTGTCGGGGAGAAATCTCCCCGAATCGACTGAGCTACTTCTCAACCGATGCCTCTATTTTATCAAATGGGTACTTTATTCTGCTTTCGAGGCTGTTTTTGAATACAAAGAACCCCCACCCTACCCCCACCAACCCTATTTGGGGTCGCCACGGCACGTCCGCATAAACACTGTTCCATAACCGCAATCCCAATTTTCAAAAAACAGGATCGAAATACCCGCATTTGGATCCCCCACCCCCCAAAAATTATAAAAAAATTCTAAGGTACCATGTCAAACGTTGGACACGGCATAATAAAAAAATGCCCCGAACCTTGCGACTCGGGGCGAAGATGGCAACTCAACAACCATCAAGGAGAAGCAATGACTTGCGCCATCACCGGAAATAAGTGTACACTAACAGCAACGAGGCCACAAGTGCGACGCC